AGGAACGACGGTGGCGCTCCTAGAGAGGGGTTCACGGGTGATGTCCGCTATTCATAAGCGGCTTCACTACGCCCAGAAGCAAGAATTCAGGATGCTGGCAAAGATATTCAAAGAATCTTTGCCGCCCATGTACCCCTATAATGTCTACGGTGCAGAGTCCTTCATCAAGCAGCAAGACTTCGATGACCGTGTCGATGTTATTCCTGTATCCGATCCGAATATCTTTTCTCTGTCGCAAAGGATCGCAATAGCGCAGACGCAGCTTCAGCTGGCGCAGTCGAATCCGCAGCTACACAACCTGTTTGAAGCATACAGAAGGATGTATCAGGCACTGGGGATTCAGAACATAGAGGCAATCTTGCCTACACCTAAACCGCCGCAGCCTACCGATCCAGCGATTGAGAACGCTCGAGCGTTGATTCAGGAGAACTTACAGGCGTTTCCGACACAGGACCATGACGCGCACATTCTGTCGCACATTACATTCATGAAGACACCTGTTCCAGCCGGCACTCCCCCTGTTCTTGGCCTTCTTCAAGCTCATATCTGTGAGCATATTGCGCTCAAGGCCCGGAATGTTGTTCAAGCGAAGACTATGATGATGGCGGAACAAGCGATGGCCCAAGGAATGCAGCCACCTCCGATGGACGTAGAGGCCGAGGTTGCACAGCTTATTGCTGAATATACGCAAGAAATCATGCCTCTGCTTGGACCGCCGCCGGGTGCGGATGTTGATCCCTTGGTTGCGCTCCGTGACAAGGAGCTTGATATTAAGGAAATGGATCTCCAACGGAAGGCGAGCGAGTTTTCGGCCCGTTTGGACTTTGATCAGCAAAAAGCCGCCGAAAGTCACGAAATCGACAGAGAAAAGATTGATTCTCAAGAGGATATTGCCCTGTTACGGGCGGAAGTTAATCAGAGCCGCATAAACAAAATGGGTTAATTGTTTCACGTGAAACATTAGGAGATGGTCATGAAAAACGTAGAAATGATGGATGAGCCGGTTGAGATCACGATGGAAGAGGTCGATGCACCTCCTCCGAATGCCCCTGAAAGACGTAAAGAGGGCGGCGTGTCGCAACAACTCACCAAAGGCACACAGTCTCAGTTCAAGGGACGTTACTTTAACAGCAACGGTGGACAAGGAACATTCTAATGGGAAAGGGCAGAACAATATCTAATGCAGATCAGCTTACGGCTCGGGCAGCAGGTATGATACTTGGGGGTGGCCGCGATATATCTGCCGCAGATCGCGCTCGGGCAGCGGATATACTTGATGAGGGGAGTAGTACAACAATGTCCGACGCAGATCGCGCTTTGTTGAGGTATTTGAGAGACAACGATGGCCCAGGTAAACCTAAGAAGACCAAAAAGCGCTAATGGAAGACTCTCTTTCGTTTGCATATGCCGTTCTGAAGGCTATAGAAGGAAGGATTGAGCTCACAGAACAAAACATACTGCATGGTTCCCCAGATAGCATGGAGAAGTATCGCCAGCTTGTAGGAGAACTTAACGGGCTACAGTATGCCAAAACTGAAATCAAAGAACGACTAGATAGGTTGGAGAAAGAAGAATGACCAAGACCTTATACGTGCCAGACCACGTGGCGGAAGCCAAAAGCTCTGTAGCATCAGCATACGTTGCTGCTGACGAGAAGGTGCTAGATCCTTCTCTTTTAGAAGAGTCCTTACAGGAACGACTACCTCAACCGACAGGATGGCGCATTCTGGTAATGCCCTACGCTGGAAAAGCAACCACGGAGGGCGGTGTTTTCATCCCAGATGTTGTTCGAGACCGAGAGGCTTTGGCCACAGTTGTGGCGTATGTTGTTAAGTTAGGACCACTAGCATACAAAGATCCACACAAATTTGGTGAGAACATGGAGCCTTGGTGCTCTGAAGGCCAGTGGGTGTGCATTGGGCGTTATGCTGGTGCCAGATTCAAGATTGATGGCGGGGAAGTCCGAATCATTAATGATGATGAGGTTATCGCTACGATTCTTGAACCAGATGATATTAAACATGTCTAGAAAGCATAGAGGATGTGATGAGTGAAATTACAGAAACGGAAGAAACCAGGATCGACGTTGGTGATTCTGATGAGACATCAGTTGATGTAGATGTTTCGGCACCTCCTAACCCAGCAGATGATGGCGTGGAAGTAGCGTCCTCTGCCGAAGACGAAGGTAAGGAGAAAGAGCTTGATGACTACTCTCGTAAAGCTCAGAGCCGTATTAAGCAGCTGACCTCAAAGTATCGCGAAGAGGAGCGTCAGAAACAAACGGCCATTCAGTTTGCGGAGAACGTCCGCAAAGAGAATGAGAACTTGAAGCAGCGGCTGGAAAACCTTGATAAAGGCTATCAAGAAGAGTTCGGCAGCCGTGTCACCTCTCAGATTGACTCCGCAAAACGTATTCTCAAGGACGCTCATGAGAGCGGAGATGTGGATCGCCTTGTTGAGGCTCAAGAGGCTCTTGCCCAGTTGACTGCGGAGAAGCAGAAGATCGCTACTGTGAAAAAAGAGGTGGAGATTGCTGAACAGGCGCCACAACCACAGCCGCAGCCGCAAGCACAACCACAACAACGACAACCCGATCCAGACCCGAAAGCGCAAGCTTGGGCGGAAAGAAATGGTTGGTTTGGCACAGACGAAGTTATGACTTATGCCGCCTTCGGATTGCACCGAAGGCTGGTTGAAGATGAAGGATTTGACCCCACTTCAGATGAGTACTATACTGAAATGGACAACCGTCTCTTGAGTGAGTTTCCTCAGAAGCTCAATTCGAGGAATGGAAGCAACGGGGGGACTCAAAAGGTTGCGTCAGCCGAGAGTTCCAAATCCCGCAACAAAGGTGGACGTAAAAAAGTGCGGTTAAGTCCGTCGCAGATTGCGATTGCCAAGAAGCTGAATGTGCCGCTTGAAGAATACGCAAAATATGTGAGGGATTGATCATGAGTACCGAGAACACTACTCGCCAGAAGTCACCTAAGACGCCTAGGGCCAATAGCACACGCGAACAACAGAAGCGTTCTACTCCGTGGCGGCCGCCGTCTATGTTAGACGCCCCACCTGCACCTGAAGGTTACAGGCATAGGTGGATAAGAGCAGAAGTTATGGGTTTTGATGACCGCAAAAACGTAGCGGCCCGATCTCGAGAGGGATGGGAACTGGTACGGGGTGATGAATTTCCAGACTTTGAGATACCCACCGTTGAGGACGGCAAACATGCTGGCGTCATCGGTGTAGGTGGATTGCTCTTAGCCCGGATACCCGAGGAGATCGCTAACGAACGTACTGGCTACTTCAAGAACGTTGCTAGAGATCAGATGTCCGCTGTTGACAATGATTTGGCCCGAGAGCAGCACCCCGCTATGCCGATCAGCAAGCCTGAACGGCAGTCTAGTGTAACTTTTGGTGGCCCTCGTAAATTAGAGGGCTAGGAGTAAATGAGATATGGCTAACTCTAATGGAAGTTTTGGCCTTCGCCCTTTGAATAAGTTGGGCGGGGCCGCTAATTCCACTGGTGTTACGGGATATACTCCTTATGAAATCGCTTCAGATAACAGTGATAAGATTTACCATGGGCAGGTGGTTATTCCTCTTGCTACTGGGTATATCGACCACACAGCTAACGCAGCTGGCGGCACTGTTAGTCATCTAGGCGTATTTCAAGGATGCGAGTATGTTTCTAGCGTCACTGGAAAAACGACCTTCAGCAACTATTGGCCGGGATCTGGCGCTGATAGCAACCATCCTGTGAAGGCATTTATCGTAGATGATCCTAATCAACTCTACGTTATTGCCACGGATGCTTCGTGGACAAGTAAGGCGACTGCAAGAGCAAGTGTGTTCTTGAATGCCAGCCTTTCCACCGGCATTACGGGGACGGACGCTACAGGTCTTTCTTTAGGCCGATTGGCTATTAGCACCCTGGCAACAACCAACACTCTGACTCTCAGAGTCTTAGGTTGGGTGGAAGATCCTGAGAATGAGGACTTTACCGCTGCGGGTATCGGCGCAATCGTTAGGTTGAACAATCCGTTCAATGCACCCGTTGGGTCCATTGCTGCGGGTACGCCTTCAACCACTGGCGTATAAGGAGGTTTTGAGAAATGGCTATTTCAAGAGCACAACTAGCTAAAGAGCTAGAGCCTGGTCTCAATGCCTTGTTTGGACTTGAGTACGCCAGGTATGACGCGGAACACGCTGAAATTTTCGATACGGAATCTTCGGAGCGAGCCTTTGAAGAGGAAGTGATGTTGTCTGGCTTCGGTTCGGCACCAGTGAAATCGGAAGGTTCGGCAGTTTCGTTCGATGACGCCCAAGAGGCGTACACGGCACGTTACACGATGGAAACGATTGCTTTGGCTTTCTCCATCACGGAAGAGGCTATCGAAGACAATCTTTATGATCGTCTGGCGTCTCGTTACACGAAGGCCCTTGCTCGCAGCATGGCGAACACCAAACAGGTGAAAGCAGCGGCGGTCTTGAACAGTGCGTTCGATAGCACTGTCACAGGTGGAGATGGAAAAGAGCTTTGCGCTACAGACCATCCTCTGGCCGGCGGTAGCACTCTCCGTAACGAACTGTCTACGGCAGCAGACCTCAATGAGACGAGCCTTGAAAACTCTCTCATCGATATTGCTGCTTTTGTTGACGAGCGTGGGCTCAAAGTCTCAGTCCGAGGCTTGAAGCTTATTGTTCCGCCGGCATTGCAGTTTGTAGCGGATCGTCTGCTTGAATCAACTCTCCGTCCGGGATCTGCGGATAATGACGTTAACGCCACGCGGAACATGGGTATGCTTCCGCAGGGTTATGTCGTTAACCACTACCTCACGGATACGGACGCATTCTTCATTAAGACGGATGCTCCTCGAGGGTTTGTTCACTTCGAGCGTCTCCCGATCACGACTAAAATGGAAGGTGACTTCGACACTGGTAATGTTCGCTACAAAGCTCGCGAGCGTTACAGTTTCGGTTTCTCCGATCCACGTTGTGTGTTCGGATCGCCCGGAGCGTGATTTTAGTGAGGGGGGTTTATCCCCCCTTACTTCATCGGATGATGGTTACTTCGACAATCTGGGAATCATTAGCCCTAGCGACTGTCCCAGCAGACGCTTACGAAGACTCTAGGGCCAAACCTTTCGTAAGGAGGATTTTACGATGGCGAACACGACTTTTAACGGTCCCGTCCGTTCTGAGAATGGCTTTGAGGTAATCAATGTCAACTCAACTACGGGCGCCGTAACGAACACTTTCGACGTTGCTTCAACAGGTATCGTGACGGACAAATACGTCAAGCACGTTGGCTTTGCTACTGGCGTTACTGTTAACACCACGGCGGGGGATAGCCCAGCCATTGGTGAGTTCACGCAACCAGCTAACACGATCATCACCGACATCAAGATTTTCTGTGTTACGGCTCCCACTATTGGAACCGGCGACATTGGGTATGAGGTTGGAACGTCAAGTTCTGGAGCGCAGATTGTTGCGGCTCAGACCGATGAAATTCTTGATGGCGGCACTACGGTTGTTGTAGGCAACGTCACGGTTACGTCACTCGTTCTACAGACTCAAGACGCAACGACTGCTCCTGCTTCTGCTCAGTACACTTCGGCAGAACGGACCATCTACTGCAACATCACGAACACTGTAGATGCTACAACGGCTGGCTCCTTTACGTTTATTATTGAATACGTTCAAGTTGCGTAATTTAGTGGGGGGAGTTACCTCCCCCCTCAGAAGGAGGTCATAATGGCTGATGCGGTAACAGTGACCACGGTGGAGGACGGTCCTAAAAAAGCTGTTTTCTATCTTACTAACACCAGTGACGGAACCGGAGAGTCTGCGGTCACCAAGATAGACATCTCAGAGCTTTCTTCTCTTCAAGATGGCACGGCTTGCACGGGCGTTAGAATTCAAAAGATTACGTTCACGAATGTTGGGATGGGCGTTAAACTCCTTTGGGATGCGACTACGGATGTCATCGCGGCCCAGCTGCCGGCAGACTATTCGGACACCTTGGATTATTCCGACATGAGTGGTCTGCCAAATGTAGCGGCATCTGGCGGGAACACTGGAGACATTCAACTAACTACTATAGGGCACAGTAGTGGGGATACCTACTCTGTGGTTATCTACTGTAGCAAGGAATACTAGAAGCCATGGCTACTTCAGGTTCCGTTGATTTCAACTTGAACATGGCTGATGTCATTGAAGAAGCCTACGAGAGGTGCGGTCTCGAACTTCGCACAGGCTATGACGCCGCTACTGCGAGACGCTCTTTAAACCTACTGTTTGCAGAGTGGGCGAACAGAGGTTTAAACTTGTGGACAGTTGAGCAGAAGACACTGACTTTTGCTCGACTATCCTCCTCTTCTTCCATAGCGACATATCCAATCGGCACGATCACGATGACCGTGTCTTCATCTTCTGGATTTTCTGTGGGAGAGTCTATAAGCGGAGGAACCAGCGGGGCCACCGCTTCCGTTATCACGAAGCCTTCTGGCACAACAATGACGATAACTATTCCCGTGGGCACCTTCACCGCTACCGAGACGGTCACGGGTGCATCCAGTTCTTCTACCGCTACGGTGACATCTGTTTCTGACTTATCGGACGTCCAGGCTACTGTAGATGTTCTAGAAGCTGTAATAAGGCGTTCTGGGACGGACATCGGCGTCAGTAGGATCGGAAGGCAGGACTATCTGACTATCCCAGATAAGACCACCCAAGGCCGGCCAACGCAGTTCTTCGTAGACCGTCAGATTACGCCAACGATTACCGTGTGGCCTTCTCCCGAGAATTCTACGGATCAATTAATATACTACCGGGTGAAGCGCATGGAAGATATTGATGCGTCCACAAACGATGCCGAGATTCCGTTCCGTTTTCTGCCCTGCTTAGTTGCGGGGTTGTCGTATTATCTGTCTGTAAAGAAGGCGCCTGAGAGGATTGGGACTCTTAAGGATCTGTATGAAGAAGAATTCTATAGGGCCGCATCAGAGGATGGCGAAAGAGTATCTCTCAGGCTAGTCCCGAGTTATAGTTCGCTGAGTGTGACATAATGGGAAGATACGCTTCTGGAAAGTATGCCCTAGGGATATCAGATCGTTCTGGTAGAGCGTATAAGCTGACAGACATGAGACTAGAGTGGAACAACGCTTTGGTGGGCAAGGATGAATACGAGGCCAAGCAACCTCAACTCGAACCGCGACCCGTTAGAGCGGACCCACAAGCGTTGAGGATTAGCCGCCCGGATCGTTCTGAACCGGCTGTTACGGTTCTGTTAAAATTTAATCCGTTTAAGTCTGGCTCCAGTGGAGCTTCGACAATCACTGTTGCGGAGCCGAATCATGGGCGTTCTACCGGAGATACCGTTCGGTTTCGTTCAGTTGAGGCGTTTGATGGCTTTACTGCTTCAACCGTGGAATCCGCGTCTGGGTACTCAATTACAAAGGTAGATGATAACACGTACACCTTCTCTGCGAGTGGTGAGACAGCAACCTCTGGAAATACGACAGGAGGGGGCGGCATCGCGTCCGCTGGTCCTGTTACGGTGAGTGCGTGACATGGCTTATACATTTACTACGTTGAAGACGGCGATACAGGATTATACGCAGAATACGGAGACAACGTTCGTTAGCCAACTGCCGAGGTTCATCCTGAACGCGGAAGAGCGCATACTTAAAGAAACGCAGTTAGATGTATTCAGAAAGAATTCCACTGGGTCAACGACTGCGGGCAATAAGTACTTGTCGAAACCTCCCGACTTTCTTTCTCAGAACTCTCTGAGTGTGGTCAGTAGCTCCGAGAATACATTCTTGTTGTATAAACAAGTAACGATGCTCCAAGATTTTACTCCAAACCCCGCAACCACGGGAACGCCTGTGTATTATGCGGATTGGGATAGTGATAGCTTTCTACTGGCTCCGACACCGGATCAAGTCTATACGATGGAGCTTCATTACTTCTACCGACCGACATCCATAACAACCGCCGCAAGTGGAACCAGTTACCTTGGTGACAACGCTGAGTTGGCCCTTCTTTATGGCAGCTTGGTAGAGGCGTATACCTTTATGAAGGGCGAGGCTGATCTCCTACAGCTCTACAATTCTAGATTCCAAGAATCATTACAGTGGGTGAAGAACCTAGGCGAGGGTCTTCAGACTCGAGATCAATATCGTTATGATCGTCTGAGACGGGATGTGTCATAATGTTCGATAGTGATTCGACAACCGAGATTGCAAGTCCGTTCGTTTTTACTTCTACGAACAGGGGTCATTCGCCTGAAGAGATGGCCGAGATGGCTATGAATAAGATAATGACGGTTTCCGAGGGTGCGCCGCCCGTCATCAAAGAACAGGCTTTAGCGCACCGAGATCGCCTGAAGGAGATATTGATCTTCTACATGGAGAGAATGGCGCAGAGCGAGAGAACTACGATCTGGGCTCTGATGAAACAACAGGGCCATGAGGACATGGCTGAGATCATAAGGAGATTGTAATGGCTATTGGTTCATCCGCAATGTGCGGATCATACAAAAAGGAGATCCAAGCGGGAATTCACCGTTGGACTACAGCAAGTCGCGGAGACTCTAGTGCGATAAGTGCGGACACGTATAAAGTAGCTATGTTCACGAACAGTTCGAGCATAGATGCAGATACTACGGGCTACACTACTAGCAACGAAGTTTCTGGTACAAACTACACGGCGGGAGGAGTGGCTCTAGGCAGTGTTACTCTTACTTTAGGTGATAACAGTAGTTCTGTTCCTACCGCATACTTAGATTTTGCGGATAGCACTTGGTCCAGTTCTACAATATCTAGTGCGCGAGGCGCTTTGATCTATAATTCAACTCTGAGTGGTGCGAGCACAGGTTCTACAACTACGGCAGCAGCGTATCCTGCGGTAGCAGTCGTTAACTTTGGCGGCGACAAATCGTCCAGTGCAGGTGATTTTACTATCCAGTGGCCTGCAAATGATGCAAACAACGCGATTATTAGGATTGCCTAATGGCCCTAATCACTGGCTGGGATAGAAGCACTTGGAACTCCGGGGCTTGGAATAGTCCATCTCCCGTAGAAGTTACAGGTGTTTCTGCCGCCAGTGCGGTGGGTAGCGCCACAATAACTGAGGGCACGGGTGTAACTTTCAGCGTAACGGGTGTTTCTGCTGCCAGCGCGATAGGGACGGCAACTGCGACAGGTGCATCAAGCGTAAGCGTAACGGGTGTTTCTGCTGCCAGCGCGATAGGGACGGCAACCCCATTAATAATCACAAGCGTAAGTGTAACGGGCGTCTCCGCTGCCAGCGCAATTGGAAGCCCGACGTTAATAGCAAACTCTATTCTTTCTCCATCTGGAGTTTCTGCGGCAAGTGCGATAGGATCAGTACAAATTAACTTTAATTTCTCTGTAGAAGGAGTGTCTGCTGCGGGTTTGGTCAACAATGTACTAATTTGGGATCAGATTGATGACTCGCAGACACCTAACTGGACACAAATAGCGGCATAAGGACGGTACGATGGCATCTTCATTTACAACAAACTTCGGCATTGAGAAGATCGGCTCTGGTGAGCAGTCCGGTGCTTGGGGAACGACCACTAATCACAACCTGGACCTCTTAGACCGTGTAGCGTCATTTAAGGCTGTTGGGTTAACCGGCACTACGACCACGCTAACGGTTCGCGAGGCGTCTCCGGGTGCAGGCACCGAGAACCTTCAAGACGGTATGTTTCGTGTCATTAAGTTTACGGGCGCACTTGGAGCTAACAATACGGTCACCGTGGCACCTAATACGACAACGGCATATTTCATCCTCATCAATGCAACGACGGACTCTGCTTCTAGTGGCCCATACTCTGTGATCATATCGCAAGGGTCGGGTGCCAACATCACCATTCCTAACGGCCATACGGCTGTTGTGTTTTGCGATGGCGCAGGATCTGGCGCGGCTGTTGTGGACGCCTTTGCAAGTCTTTACGTGTCGGACGCTTTACGGATAGGTGACGGTACTGCCGAAGACACTAAGATCGTTTTCGACGGCAACGCACAGGACTTTTACATTGGATTGGATGACTCCGCAGATGACCTCGTCATTGGATTGGGGTCTGCGGTTGGCACTACACCTGCCGTATCTATTGATGAAAACCAAGCCGTGGTGTTTCCAGCGGCGGCGGTCACCATAGGTGACGGCACGGCTGAAGATACCAAGCTGGTTTATAACGGCAACGCGAAAGACTTCTATGTGGGCCTAGACGATAGCGCCGACAAATTGGTGGTTGGCGTGGGCTCTACCGTTGGAACGAACAGTGTCATGACGATAGACGATGATGCGGTTACGATTGGCGATGGCGCGGCGGCGGATACCAAGCTCGTTTTCGATGGCAACGCTCAAGATTACTACATAGGGCTGGATGATTCGGCGGATGACCTTGTTATAGGTCTTGGATCTACGGTTGGCACCACACCGGCAATCTCAATTGATGAGAACCAAGCCGTAGTGTTCCCAGCCGCTGCCGTCACCGTTGGGGATGGGACCGCTGAAGACACAAAGTTTGTCTTCGACGGGAACGCCCAAGACTTCTACATAGGATTGGATGACTCGGCAGACGATCTTGTCTTCGGTCAAGGGTCAACGGTTGGCAGCAACGTAGCGTTTGCGATTGATGAGGATCAAGTAACACAGTTCAGTCATGCGGCGGTGGGTTCGACCCAAACGGCCTCAATATCAGGAAGCACAGTTTTAGACTTTCAGACCTACCAGAACTTTGTTTTGACGTTTACTGGAAACGTGACGCTTGCCAACCCATCAACTGAAGCTGTTGGTCAATCTGGGTTTATTACCATTATTCAGGATGGAACGGGAAGTAGGACGCTTGCTATAGGAACCGATTACGAGACGGCGGGAGGGTCAGGACTAACAATTTCCACGGCGGCAGCAGCAGTTGACGTTATACCGTATGTGGTAAAAGCAAGCGGGTCCATTCAGTTGGGTGCCGCTCAGTTGGCGTTCGCATAATGCCTATATGGTCACCAGCCATGATTTTCGGTTCCGCGTCATCTGGATTTGTTGTGGAGGACTCTTGCTGGTTTAATGGCACCTCTGACCGTCTGACTTTTGACCCAAGCGGTGCGTCAGGCACACCTGACCTTTATTGTCTCTCTTACTGGGCAAAAAGATCGACGGTGGGGGGGTCAGATACGAATGTTATTTCTGGTGGTGCCTCTGGCTACGACAGCACTATCCGATACACCAATTACTCAAGTTATGTTGATGCAATTCAGTTTTACGCTAACGGCGGTCCAGATAACCTAATTACAAATGCGGCATTCTCTGACCCGACTGCGTGGCATCATGTATTTGCAAGATACGATAGTAATGCCAGTGGTGGTTCGTCGGATTATATGGAACTGTGGGTCAATGGAGTAAGACTTACTTCATTTGCTAGTAGCTCGATGCCTTCAGCCGGTGAAAATAGCACCCTTTTTGACGGGAACCTAATCGGTGTTGGAGGGTACAACCATAGCGCAACGCAATGGTTTGATGGCTACCTCGCGGAAGTTGCCGCCACCGATGGTCAAGATCATGCGGCTACAGATTTTGGTGAGCTAAACGATGAAGGCGTGTGGGTACCTAAGAATATAACCGGCCTAACTTATGGGACTAATGGTTTTCTGCTCCAGTTTAAGCAAACCGGCAGCGGCCAAGATGCAAACGGAATTGGTGCGGACACTTCTGGAAACGATAATCATTTTGCGGTTGCCGGTGGGTCGCCACAAAGCCACCAAGTCCCCGACTCGCCTACTGATGATGCTGAATCAATTGGAAACTATGCAGTACTTAACCCTCTAGCTACTGATGCAGGAGATTACTGGAATTCCGGGGACGACGAAGGAACGCTATCAAACGGAAACTTAACCTGGGCGGTTACTCCTAATAGCTCCACAGCAAATTCCATTGCGACGCAATATGTCTCCAGCGGCAAATGGTATTGGGAAGTGACGGTTACTACGGTTGGCGGGACAAGGGGAGCCGGTATAGGCGTGTCAGTTGCGCCTCATCTTTATAG